CCCGTTTCCCCCTAATCGCTCTCGGTAGGCCGGTTTCTCCTAAAAAACGCACCAGCGACCGTTTATGGGCGATTGAGAGGCTATATGAGAACTAGAGGCAGAATTTCAGGTGCAGCGCTCGCGCTCGTGCGAAATGAGGGCGAGATTACCGCGGTTCGAAGGCCAGACGCGCCGGACGAACTGACCGAAGAACAGGCTGTTGAGTGGTATGCGGTGGTCAATCGTATGCCGGCCGACTGGTTTCCTCGCGAAACGCATGGGATGCTTGTTCAGCATTGCCGATTGATCGTTCGCGCTCGCCGGTTAGCTCAACTCGCCAATAATTGCGAAAGCTCCAAGAGTTTTGACGCCAGAGAATACCGGGACCTTGTCCGGATGGAAAAGGACTTGGCCGCGGCAATTTCGTCTCTGGCGACTCGTATGAGGATTAGCCAGCATTCCCAATACTCCAAAGATAAAAAGGTCCCCGGAGTCGGGGCCAACTTCTGGGACGCCCCCACCGGACAAGAGAACGAAGGGCCGGGAGGCGATAGCCTGGATTAACAGGCATTGCTATATCCCAGAAGGCAAATACATCGGCAAGCAGGTCAAGCTTAGGCCTTGGCAAGAAGACGAAATTATCAAGATCTATGACAATCCTGCTGGCACTCGCCGCGCGATTATCTCGTTTGGCCGCAAGAATGGGAAAAGCGCCCTAGCGGCGTTTCTGCTGCTCTTACACTTGTGTGGTCCTCGGCATCGACCGAATAGCCAGCTTTATAGCGCCGCGCAGTCGCGGGATCAGGCGGCGCTGGTGTTTGAGTTGGCGGCCAAGATTGTTCGTATGTCTCCGACGCTCAGTCAGGGTGTGGTGGTTAAGGATACTGCTAAGCAGCTCCTGTGTCCAAAGTTTGGGACGCGGTATCGGGCGCTTTCGGCGGACGCGTCGACGGCCTACGGCTTGTCCCCGGTTTTTATCGTCCATGACGAGCTGGGGCAGGTGCGCGGGCCAAAGAGTCAGCTCTATGAAGCACTGGAGACAGCTACCGGTGCGCAAGAGGAACCGCTTTCCATTATCATCTCGACACAGGCGCCCACGGATGCTGATTTGTTATCCCAGCTTTTGGATGATGCTTTGGCGGGAAATGATCCTCGCGTGGTATCATCCCTTTATACCGCTCCTGTCGATGGAGATCCGTTCAGCGAAGAATCCGTAAGGGCTGCTAATCCGGCTTTTGGAGACTTTATGAATGCTGCCGAGGTCATGGATATGGCCCGAACAGCACAGCGGATACCAAGTCGGGAAAACGAATTTCGGAATCTAATCCTTAACCAGCGGGTCGAGGCGCGGTCTCCGTTCATCAGCAAGGATCTGTGGGCTAGTTGTGGTGCGAAGGTTAGGCCGATCTCTGGCGTCCCTGTTTACGCAGGTTTGGATTTGTCGGAGGTTCGCGACCTAACTGCGTTGGTTATGATTGGAGATGTGGATGGCGTTTGGCAGGTGCATCCTACATTCTGGCTTCCAAGTTTTGGCTTAGAGGAAAAATCACGGTCTGATCACATCCCCTACGATATGTGGAAGCGTGACGGTCATCTAGTAACCACACCGGGGAGATCGGTGGATTATGCCTATGTTGCGGCAGAGTTAAGATCGCTTGTCGGCATATATGATATCCGAAAGATAGCCTTTGACCGGTGGAACTTCCGACACTTTAAGCCGTGGCTGTCGCAGGCTGGCTTCACCGAAAAGGACATAACGGAAAAGTTCGTCGAGTTCGGGCAAGGATTCCAGAGCATGTCACCGGCCTTGCGCGATCTTGAGGGCGCCATTCTGGACGGCAGAATAGCTCACGGTAACCATCCGGTATTATCCAAGCATGCGGCTGACGCTGTCGTCCAGAACGATCCTGCCGGGAACCGTAAGCTGACCAAGGTTCGCAGTTCGGGGCGAATAGATGGAATGATTGCTCTTACGATGGCATTAGGTGCGGCACCGCAAGAGCAAGAGCGGAAGCCGGAATTTCAGATGCTGTTTGTTTGATGTCGGTAGTTAAGAAAATAGCACCGATTGATGACGAGTTATACGGTGTGCTTCTTGATGAGCTGGACGTCCCGATTTGGGATCTTAGCGACGAAAGCGTCTCCATTAACAATGGAAAGTCAGTCCGGACATTAGAGCGCCGGAATTTCATCTCGTCATATGCGCTGCGATACAGCGGAGTTTGTTACAAACTTGCATAAGCCCTGTGTGGCTTTTGCTTTTCTAGTTTTGACATGCATTGGCGCCTGGTGTCTTGGGATGCTGTTGCTGTCTCACTGAACTGACTTTTCGCGGCGTCTCGCGATTCCAACAATCAGGAATTCGCAAGATGTCAAAGCAGGTCCGCGCTTATGCTGTCCTCGAAACGAAAACTGTTGATGAAGAGCAGCGCATCATTGAGGGCACTGCAACTACCCCTTCCACAGACCGAATGGGCGACATTGTTCGCTCGACAGGTGTCAAATATCGAAATCCACTCCCGCTGTTGCATCAGCACAATGCTAGTGAGCCCGTTGGAACTGTCAGATTCAATAAGCCAACTGAAGACGGAATAACCTTCCGCGCTCAATTGGCGAAGGTTACCGAGCCGGGTTTACTAAAGGATCGCATCGATCTTGCCTGGCAAGAAGTCAAAGCCGGCTTGGTTCGCGGTGTTTCGATTGGCTTTCGTGCCATCGATTTCGAATGGATGGACGACGGCGGAATCGATTTCAAACAGTCGGAGGTTCTAGAGCTAAGCCTCGTAACTATTCCGGCGAATCAAGACGCGACTATCTCAGTAATTCGTTCTTTCGTTGGTGGCGAAGCCGCATCAGGCAAGCCGCAACCAACTCCAACCAAACAAACCAAGACCAGCGACGTGGTCTCCCAAAGCGCCAAGAGCGCAAAAAGGACCACGACGATGGCAAAGAAGACTTTTGCGGAGCAGATTGCTTCGTTTGAGGCGACCCGTGCGGCCAAGTCGGCCCGCATGGATGAGATCATGAACGACGCTGCGGAGAAGGGCACAACGCTCGATTCCGAGCAGCAAGACGAATACGACGAGATGGCAACCCTCGTTAAGGGCATTGACGATCATCTCGTCCGTCTTCGCGCGCACGAGAAGGCAAATCGCGAACTGGCAGTTGTCGTTGAGCCGGTTGCTGCTGCAACTCAGGCGTCTGCGACGCAGGTTCGTTCCGGCATTCCTGCAATGCCGAAACGCGATCATCTGTTTCCTGGCCAGGGCTTTGTTCGTTACGTCAAGGCGGTGGCAGAAGCTCGCGGTGATCATTGGCGCGCATTTATGATCGCCAAGAATAATGACCGGATTGCTCGCGAGACTCCGGAAGTTATCGACGTCTTGGAAATGTTTACCAAGACGACTGTTAACGTCGGGACGACTTCTGACTCGACCTGGGCTGGTCCTCTGGTTGTTTACCAGAACCTGCAAAACGAGTTCATATCATACCTCCGTCCGTTGACGATTCTTGGTCGGATTCCCGGCATGCGTCGGGTTCCATTTAAGGTCAAGATTCCGCGTCAGACGGCGGCTGCGGCAGTCAACTGGGTTGGTGAGGCGCGCGTTAAGCCTCTCACCAGCCTCGCGTTCGACACTGTAACGCTCGACTTCAACAAGATCGCCGGCATCATTCCGCTGTCGGAGGAACTTGTGCGATTGAGCGATCCGAGCGCGGAGCAAACCGTTCGCGATGATCTCGCAGCGGCAATTGTGCAGTTTATGGATCGGGCCTTCATTGATCCGACTGCGGCTGCAACGGATGTGTCCCCGGCTTCGGTGACCAACGCTGCGACTCCGGTGACTGCGACTGGCACGACCATGGCGGCGCTGCGCGCCGACGTGGCTACACTGTTCTCGACCTTCTTGCAAAACAACGTCCAGGCATCCAATCTGGTTTGGATCATGACGCAGACGCAAGCGCTGAAGATTGGTCTGACCCTGAACAGCTTGGGCCAGCCGGTCTATCCTGGCATTAACGTCAACGGCGGTAATTTCCTCGGGATCCCCGTGATCACGTCGGAGAACGTCCCGTATGTTGGCAGCTCGCCGACTGACGGTTCGTATATCGTCCTGCTGAATGCCGGCGAGGTGTTGCTCGCTGACGACGGTCAGGTCACGATCGATGCAAGCCGCGAGGCTTCGTTGCAGTTTGATACGTCGCCGGACTCACCTCCGACTGCGTCAACAAACATGATTTCGCTTTGGCAGATGAACATGATCGCCATCAAGGCGGAAAGGTTCGTCACCTGGAAGATGCGCCGCTCGAATGCGGTTGGCGTGATCCAGTACGCGAAGTACGCAGAGTAACTTTCCTGTTGGACCTGCGTTGCGCGAGGTCGGGTACGCCCGGCCTCGCATTTTTTTAGAGGGTGTATATGGAACTGATCGCAATCAAGCAGTTGACCTATGCTGCTCGCGTTTATCATCCAGGCGATCACTTCCATGTGGACGAGAAATGGCACGGCGATTTGTTGAAAGCGCACGGACAGGCCATTGAACCTCCTGGAGAAAAGACCACGAAGCGAAAATATCAGCGTCGTGATATGCGAGTCATTGACGAATGAAGCTCTTTGGGTTTGAGCTTACGCGATCGCGTAAGTCTGCAAACTATAATCTGACGCCATATGGTGGAGGTTGGTTTCCGATTATTCGGGAGCCCTTTCGCGGTGCGTGGCAACGAAATCAAGAGATTGTTGATCCAAGCGTCAATATTCTGAGCTTTCATGCGGTGTATGCTTGTGTGAGCTTGATCGCGGCGGACATTGCAAAGCTATCTATCAATCTTGAGGGCAAAGATGGCAACGGTATTTGGTCATCGATTGCCAATCCTGCTTTTTCGCCTGTGCTACGAAAGCCGAATGATTATCAAAACGCGGTGCAGTTCATCCAACAATGGGTGATGTCTAAATTACTAAACGGCAACGCCTACGTTTTGAAAGAACGCGACAACCGCGGAATCGTGACCAGGCTATATGTGCTCGATCCTTTCCGCATTCGTCCTGCTGTCGGGCCAGATGGCTCGGTTTACTACAATATTGGCGCCGATCCCCTGTCTGGCGTTACTCAAGATCTCGAAGGCATCCCCGCCGACGAAGTAATTCATGACGTCATGTCGCCGCTCTTCCATCCCCTCTGCGGCGTTTCCCCCATAACTGCTTGCGCCTTGGCTGCTTCCCAAGGCCTCAACATACAGCGCAATTCGGATCGGTTTTTCCGTAATGGTGCCCAGCCTAGCGGAATAATCACCGCGCCAGCTCAAATCAGCCAAGATGTTGCCACGCGCATCAAAACGCATTGGGAACAAAACTACAGCGGCGACAATGTCGGCCGTGTGGCTGTTCTTGGCGACGGACTTGCCTATCAAAGCATTTCAGTCAATGCGGTCGATGCGCAGTTGATTGAGCAGCTTAAGTGGAGCGCTGAAACTGTTTGCAGCGTGTTCCATGTTCCGACCTACATGGTTACTGCGGCGGAGTTGCCTCGCGGTATCACAAACGTTGAATCGCTGGCGCAACTCTATCTCGATCAGTGTTTACAAATTCATATCAAGTCGATCGAGGTCGCGCTTGATGTTGGGCTTGGGTTAGTCGCGGATGGCCCGCAAGCCATGCGCGTTCGTTTCGATCTTGATGATCTCTTGCGTATGGACACCGCAACTAAAGTTGAGGCGGTTACTAATGCGATCAAGGGCGGCTTGATGAAGCCGAATGAAGGGCGAGCGAAGTTCGATCTGCCACCGGTCACCGGTGGTGACGAGGTGTATTTGCAGCAACAGAATTATTCCCTTGCGGCGCTTGCTAAGCGTGACGCGAAGGCAGATCCATTTGCGACGGGGTCGGGAGCTGCGCCGGCTAGCGCACCTGCACCGGCTGACAATCCACCTCCCGCTGATGAAGCACAAACGGCACGCGAAGCCGAAATAGAATTGCGGATGTATGCATATGGCTGACGTCGAGCGAAGCGCCATACTGAAGGCTACGGCGCGGGTTATGCATGACATGATCGCAGACGCGATCGAGCCTTTGCAGGCGAAGATTGCCGAGCTTGAGGCGCGGCCATTCCCTGAAAAGGGCGAGCCTGGTGAGAGGGGTCTACAAGGCTTTCCGGGCGAGCCTGGCGCGCCTGGTTCGGATGGCACAGATGGTAAAGACGGTGCTCCCGGACGCGACGGAGGGCCAGGAAAAGATGGCCGGGACGGCATCGACGGTAAGGATGGTGCTGACGGCATAAATGGCGCGGACGGCGCGCCGGGTCTCGACGGGGAACCAGGAAAAGACGGTCGCGATGGTGTCGATGGTAAGGATGGTGCAGACGGCAAGGACGGCGTTGACGGCGAGCCGGCCGATATGGATTTAGTGCAAGAGTTTGTCGACGGCGCGGTCGAAAAGGCTGTCGGTGAATTACCGCTTCAGCCTTTGCAATGGACAGTCAATGGTGACGGCGAGCTCGTCGCCATGTTTGCAGATGGCACAACGCGAGAAATCGGCATCGTAAAGGGCCGGGACGGCGAGCGTGGTGCGTCTGTGATGGATGGCAAGTTCGATGGCGATGGCGCTTTGCTCTTGCGTCTGTCGGACGGCCGGATTGTCAATTGCGGCGTTGGCCGCGGTGAGCCTGGCAAGGATGGTGAACCGGGAGCAACCGGGCGCGCGGGACGCGATGCTCACGAGCTTCAGATCCTCCCCGGTATTGATGAAAGCCGCAGCTACACATCAGGCGTCGTGGCACGGTGGCGCGGTGGGTTAATTCGGGCCGAGCGCGAGACATCCCCGGTTGTCGACGGCGATATCATTGCGGCCGGCTGGTCGGTGATCCTCGAGGGTATTGCCGACGAATTCGAGACGATCGATGGCCGCATGATTGTTCGGACGACCGTTTACACTGGAGGACGTCGGTTTAATCGTGAATTCAAACACGTCATGCCGGTTTATGTTGGCGTCTGGAAAGATGGCGAATTCTATGACGAAGGTGACTGTGTAACCTTTGCAGGTTCGATGTTTATCGCGCAGACCGACACAACAGCCAAGCCGGAAGACGGCCAGGACTGGAAATTGTGTGTCAAGCGTGGCCGTGATGCTCGGTCTAGGTAAATAATGGCCAAGCGTTCGCGCCTTTCGTCAATCGCGGTCGATGCGCAGGCTGATGTTCTCGCTATGCTGCTCGATGGTGGGTACATCGACATTTTTGATGGTGAGCAGCCGGAAACCGCAGATGCGAATCCCGCCACTAACAACAACCGATGCGTCTCCCTTCGTTTTGGATCGCCGGCTTTTCTCAAAGCGGAAAACGGGCAAGTCGCGGCCAATCCCATTAGTTCGGCCGTCGCGACCCGCACCGTTCAAAATGCGACGTGGGCGCGGTGTTACCGGCCAGATCACAAAACCGCGGTGATGGATATTTCAGTGGGCACGCGCGACGCTAATCTGATCCTGCCGACGACACATATTGTTGCCGGTGTCACTGTGAGCTGTTCCGGGTTCGTGCATACGGTGGCGAAAGCTACGCTAGGCGCGTAGCCGGTGAGCACGTTAATCCAGAGTCCGATCGAGGACGAAGGGTTTGACGACTTACTTGACGAAAACAGCGATCTTATTTTTGAAGACGTCTTTATCGAAGATCAGACGAGCGGCGGGCGATCAAGCGGGCTTCCTTATCGGAGGCCGATTGAACCTCCGCCTCCTGTTGCGTTCTTTGCTACGACTGGTCAGGGCGACCAATCGGTTAATGGGAAACTTGATATTGAGCTAGATGGTATTGAGTTTTCTGAGAGTTCATCGCTATCGGCAGATTTTGACAGCCAACTTGATATCGTCGGGCGCTCTGTCGGATTGCAAGCGCAGCGATCATTCATGAAAGCTTCGCTCGCCATGCTTGGGCGTGCGCGGAGTTCTCAAGTGATGCTCGGCGCCGTTGGGACGATTGGTCAGGAGATAATTGTTAAGAACTTAAGCGGCGGCGAACCTGAAGAAACGCCGAGATATTTTGGTGACGAGCTGGATCCAGCTTTGTGGCCGGACGATTAGATTGGTTCCCAAATTGGGAAGGCGCGTCGATCGCAATCGTTGCATCGGGGCCGTCAACCAAGGGCGAAAAGCTAGCGTTTCTCGATCGGTTGCCGGTGCTCGCCATAAAAGAGAACGTCGATCTGCTTCCGAACGCGGCAATGGTTTACGGTTGCGATGGTTGGTTCTGGAAAAACCGACTCGGGTTGCCCAAATACAAAGGAATCAAGGTCAGTTGGGACGCGGGTTTGCGTCAACAATATCATGACATCAAGTTGATCGAGATCAATAAGCACGAAGACCGAATATTGACTGGCAAGCCGGGTTTGGTTGGTTCTGGTGGAAACTCGGGATTTCAGGCGGTTAATCTAGCGGTTCAGTGTGGCGTTAAGCGCATCTTACTTGTTGGGTTCGACATGCATTCTAATAGGGGATTGCATTGGTACGGACGCAACAATGGGATGGGGCGAAACAATCCTGGCGAGGATAATTTCAAACGATGGATCGCCGCGTTCAACGTTGCGGCTGTCCAACTGCGACAGCTTGGCGTGGAAGTGGTCAACGGTTCGAAAGAATCCGCACTCTCGTGTTTCACGAAATTGACGATCGAACGCGCCTTAAACGCATGGGAACTTCTTTGAATTCAATTTACATCGGGTATGATCCGCGCGAGGAAGTCGCTTTTCAAGTCGCGCGCGGTTCATTAATCCATCATCTGCGCTCGCATGTGCCAGTGCATAAGCTACACCTTGGCGTGTTGCAGGAGACTGGACTTTATAGGCGGCCGACCGAGCGTCGGAATGGACGTTTGATTGATACACTTTCGGCACGGTCTGATTACGACGGTTCGATCAGTACTGAACATGCCAACGCACGGTTCTTGGTTCCGTTCCTAGCCAAGGAAGGCTGGGCGCTGTTTATGGACGGCGACATTCTGGTTCGCAGCGATATATCGGAGTTGTTCGAAAATCTCGATCCAACCATCGCGCTCTATTGCGTCAAGCACGATTATTCGCCACGCAACAAGCGCAAGATGGATGGACAGGTTCAGACAAAATATGACCGCAAGAATTGGTCAAGCTTTATGCTGATCAATTGCAGCCATCCGGCAAATCAACCGCCGACCTACACGCTCGACTTCGTCAACTCTGTTCCTGGACGCGACCTGCACGCTTTTTCCTGGTTAGACGATTGCGAGATTGGCGAGCTCGGGCCTGAATATAATTATCTTGTCGGGCACACCAAAAAGACGGTTGAGCCGAAGGTCGTCCACTTTACGGCCGGCGTTCCTGACATGCCTGGATACGAGACATGCGAGTATGCGGAAGAGTGGTTTCAAGCAAGGGGACAATACGCTGCGGCGATGCTGTCGTTTGGTGCGTGAGTGGGCGTTGGCGACAACATCATGGCCTCTGGTATGGCAAGAGGCGCATCCAAGCGCGGTCGGCGAGTCGCATTCGGCGACGGCCGGAAGATAATCTGGGATCACTTCTCTGAACCAATCTTTCGCTACAACGAAAATGTCGCGCGTCCAGGAGAAGAACTTTCAAAACAGCTTGAGTGGGTCAGCTTCTATCGCGGCCATAGAATCTATAACAAGCAAGATGGCAATCGTTGGGTTTGGAATTACGATTTCAAAGCTAAACCTGGCGAGTTCGTTTGGCGACAACCGGAGCTGAAACGCGCAGAGCTTCACGGCAAGGGTTTTGTTGTTATTGAGCCACAAGTTCCTCGTTTCAAGAGTGTGGCTCCCAACAAGCAATGGCCAACGGAGCGTTATGATCAGGTTGCTCTTAATCTTCGCATATCTGGCTTTAAAGTTGTCCAATTTGTTTATGGGGCTGGGCATCGTGTTCCAAGCGCTGGCTATATCAAGTCAGCAACGTTTCGCGAGGCCGCGTCCATACTCAAAAGCGCTGCTCTCTATATCGGGCCTGAGGGCGGACTGCATCATGCGGCGGCTGCGCTCGGGGTTCCCGCCGTTGTGATGTTTGGGGGGTTCATTCCGCCGCAAGTCACTGGTTACGACATGCACACCAATTTGACGGGCGGCGCGGAAGCGTGCGGATCGCTCTTCAAATGCGATCACTGTTTGCAAGCAATGATGGCGATTAGTGTTGACGAAGTGGAATCTGCTGCAAGGGCATATTTGAAGTGAGCAAGGAAGTTAGACCTCAAGCCCGTGTGGCCGGCTTCACTGACCAACGGCTTGACGGGATCATAGATTTGCTAGTTCGTGCTGGCGGAATGTCCGTTCTGGATGTCGGCTGCAATCGTGGCAAAGTCTGCTTCGATTTCTTCAATAATGGCGCGCGCATTGTTCATGGATGCGATATCGATAGCGACAGCATCAAGACTGCGCGGAACTGGTTTGTCGATTTGCGCGCAGTCAAGTCGCAATTCGAGGTCGTCGACCTTCGTTGTGGTCCGGCAGCACTAAAGCCTTTCGGGGATGGTGGATACGATATCGTTACATTACTTGCCACTTATCACAAACTTAAACGCCAGATGGATCCTGCGCTTCTATCGGAGCTTATGCGGCATCTTGGTAGGCGCACGATCCGGTGGTTTGCATGGCGCGGCACCAGCCACGATCATTCGGCCAATTTCAAAGAGATGAAGAAACTGGACGGAGATTTGGGTGACGTGGGGCTTAAGCGAATTCATACAAGCCATATGTCTGACGAGCTTGGTATTGCGGCAATTTGGAAGCGTCAATGAATCGTTTATATGAAACCAGGATCTCGCAGGTTGAAACCGAGTTCTCGCAATTCCTTGATATTCTTAAGGCCGAAAACGTCACACGCTTTCTTGAGATTGGTTCTCGCTTTGGCGGATCGCTATGGCGTATTGCCAAGGTGCTGCCCAAAGGGTCGCGCCTTGTCTCTTGTGATAGCGGCAAGGGTATGGGCGGCCGACAGGCTGGCGCTGTTGAGTCGCTAGAGGAATGCGTGCGGGTTCTGAAGGTGCGCGGCTATGACACGCATTTGATCAAAGGTGAGTCGCAATACGATCACGTTGTCAGACAGGTGCAAAAGCTTGGCCCATATGATGCCGTGTTTATAGATGGCGACCACGAATTAGCTGGCGTAACTGCTGATTGGAAGAATTACGGTCCGATGGCGCGCATAGTCGCCTTTCATGACGTCGGCTGGAAGGTTCCTGAAGGTTATCAAAATAGCAAGTTTGTCGAGGTTCCACAACTCTGGGAACAGCTCCGCGTCGCTTATAGAAGCCAGACGTTTATTGATAGGTCGGCGGGCGGCAACATGGGCATAGGTGTCTTGTGGCATTAACGAGAATTAAAAAACCATATGTTTGCTGGGCTGATTTAATGTTTGCATTTTGCCTATTTTTAATTGTTATGGGCAGTGTTGGATTATCTCTTTGGTTTTTTGCTTGGGCCTGGAGCGGCGCGTTGCGGGCTATGGGCCTTAGGTGAACGAATTCGCTTATCAACTAGCACATCTTGCGGCTGGCCATCTTGCTCAATTTGATGCTGTCCTGACTGTTCCAGATGCGCCAACTAATAATCCATCGAATTTGTTTTTTTACTGGATCGGATTCCAGGATCAGAACAATTCTATGGTTGTGCAAAACCTGCTGATATGGAATTCGGGTCAGCATGTTTGGCAGGTACAGGATAATGTCTACCCGCTGATTCCTGGGACGAATGGGACGACTGCGGATCACGCGGTTACGGTTCATCCAGGCGAAACGCTGACAATGCAGATCTCGGAAATTTCACCAGGGACATATACTGCAATATTTCCTGGATTGACCGAAGGTCTTACGGTTCACATGCCAGCTCCAATGGTTCATGCCATTGTTGCAGCCGAAACCGCTCTTGCGCAAGTTGATACTCTACCGCAAGGCGTGAAGTTCTCGGATATTCATTTGTTAGTCGAATATGCACACAACGGAAATCTTTACGATGCACCGATTGCGTGGAATGGGGCGACTGACATTCCAGGTGTTGTTGCCATTGTCGAGGGGGCTAATGTGATCGGTATACACACTGCTGCGGACACATGTATTGGCTTGCATGGCCTTTGATAGGCGCGGCATTAGCTGTGCTACTAGTTTTGATTTACGGTGAAGGATGGTCGAGGGAATACTGGTAATCATTGGCTTTGTGTTGATGATGTATATTCTAATTGAGGCTTATGGATAAATCATGCCAGGACCAAAACCTGCTTCTCTCGCCATGAAGACAAAGCAGAATCCTTCTGAATTTTCTTGGTTTCTTGATATCTTGCGACGCGAGAACGTTCGTTCATATCTTGAGATTGGTTCATATCAAGGAGGATCTGCGCTACAAGTTGCACATGCCCTTATAGTTCCGAGTTTGATTGTAATGGTTGACAGTGAACCGCGCGACGAACTTGACGACGCGTTAAAAACGATTGTCGCCATGGGTCATCGCGGTAAGCTTGTGTCTGGCAATTCACAAATGTCGAAGACTGTTGAGTTCGTAAAAAAGTTTGGCCAATTTGATTGTGTGTTTATTGATGGAGATCATTCAACTGCCGGCGTAACGGCAGATTGGCAAAATTATTCTCCGCTCGCGAAGATGGTAGCTATGCACGACATTTCACATGAACCAAAGGATGGAAAGACAGCGATCGAAACCAAGGCGTTTTGGCTCAGTGTGAGGCAGGAGCCGTTTGTCGAGATTCGCTTTCAGCAACGTCATAATGGAATCGGTGTGTTGTGGAATGACCGAGCGCGATTCGTTAATGGATAAATGGAAAGAGTCTCTTTGCTATGCGGTTGCGCCGTATACAAAGACGAGCATAGAGCGAAGGGTTGCTTTAATCGACGCGCTTGTCGATCTGGACAAATACGAAGTAGTCGGAGATGTAGTTGAATGTGGCGTGTGGAAAGGCGGATCCATTGCTCTAGCTCGTATGGTTTCGCCAAACCGTGTTTGCTGGCTATACGATACGTTCGATGGAATGACGAAGCCTGGTCAGCAAGATCTTCACAGGAACGGACAGCCGGCTTCAAAGAAGTTCGGCGAAATGCGCGCTAAGGGGCTGAAGTGGAACAAGTCTCCGGCGTCTGAAGTCATCGAGACAATGGAAAAGCTTGGCGTTAATGACGAATTGAAGCTTAGGTATGTCGAGGGTGACGTTTGCCAAACGCTTAAGAGTGGACCGTTGCCTGAACAAATTGCGTTGCTCCGCCTTGATACTGACTGGTATGCCTCGACCAAGATTGAACTTGAAGTTCTCTGGCCGCTTGTGCCAACCGGTGGCGTTCTGATCGTTGATGACTATGGGCACTGGCAAGGGGCTCGGAAGGCGGTCGATGAATACTTCGGCGGCGATATGATTAGTCGGCTAGAGAAGATCGACTATACCGCGGTGATGTTGCGCAAATGACTTCAGTTCCGTTCCCAATCTTGGCGCGTCTCTATTACGAACGCACCGCGCAGCCGGGTGCGCCTTTGTGGTCTGAGCTGAAAATTGAAGGTTTTTCTGCGGCCATGAAGGCTGCGAGCGAAGCAATCGACAAAGATCCGCAATTGCATTCTGATCTTTTTGATCAGGCAACGTTAGTGATCGAGGAAGCACAGGCAATACATGCTGACGTACGTAACGTTCCTGTGGGGCGAAAAGTACGATCTGGAATACGTCAAACGCCTTTTCGGATCAATTCGCCGACACAGCGTTTGCAATCACCGGCTGATGTTAATCACGGACGACCTTTACCGGGACGGCCTGGACAAAATGGGAAATGAGGTCGAGATCGTTCCGCTCATTCGTGATCTTGAACTTACAAAGATCAAAGGGTGCTTTGCTCGTCTGCGTATCTTCGATCGAGAATTTCAAGAATGGCATTTTAACATCGGCGACCGCATCGTTTGCCTTGATCTAGACAGCGTGATCACAGGGTCAATTGATTACTTATTCAATACATCCGCTGACTTTCTGATCTTGCAAGGCGCCAATGCAGCGAATCCGTGTCCGTACAATGGTTCAGTCTGGATGGTCAGGGCAGGTTGGCGGCACGATGTTTGGGAAGATTTTTCTATTGAGGCTGCATCGCGTGTTCCATTCTATGAGTTTCCCGACGATCAAGGATGGTTCGCGCACAAGCTCCCCGGCGCCCCCGGTTGGAAGGTGGGTGAAAGCGGGATCTATGCGTTCCGTAAGCCTGCTTGGCCGAAGGGTGACGCGCTCCCGTCGAACGCGCGAATTGTTTGCTTCCCCGGTAACCGAGACCCGTCGCAGTTCGTTTCCTTGCCGTGGGTGAAAGAGCACTGGCAATGAAGCCGGACTATGAGGCTAGGTTGCTTCAGGATAAAGCCGAGCACGACGCATTTTTGAAGATCTTAAGAGCAGAAGCCGTTTCAACCTATCTTGAAATAGGGCTTGGTTACGGCGGCTCTCTCTGGCGCACAGGAAATTATCTTCCGGTTGGTTCTCGGATTGTCGCAGTTGACCGGACGCCAGATACAAAGGCGCATAGGAATTTTGAAGAGTGCATAGGCCGCCTAAATGAATCTGGGCGTGATGCGCATCTGATTTTAGGCGATAGCAAACACGAGTTTATAATTGATGAAGTTAACAAATTAGGGCCGTTTGATTGTGTTTTTATCGATGGTGATCATAGTTACGAAGGCGTTGCAGCGGATTGGAAAAATTATGGTTCTATGGGCCGTATGGTTGCGTTTCATGATATCGCTTGGAATGAAACCTGGAAAAGTAAAATTCCAGGTCGGGCAACTAAACCGATGGGCGTTTCCAAACTTTGGAACGAAATAAAGTCAGACTATCGGAATAAAGAGATCAAGTTGTACAAGCGCAGTAATTACTACGGTATCGGGATCATTTGGCAATGAGTGTAATGGCACCTGCACCGCCTGAAGGCTGGGCAGAAACTGCGGAAATTCACGCGCAGGCCGAATGTGATCACGACACACACATCGGAGCAGGTACGCGAGTTTGGCAATTCGCCTCCGTCATCCGCGGGGCGCGCGTTGGCGAGGACTGCTCGATTGCGAGTTGTGCGATTGTCGACGGAAGCCGACTTGGCGATCGGGTTATTGTTTCGCACGGCGCATTTATTGATCCGGGTATTCTGATCGGCAGCGACGTGTTTGTCGGGCCGCATGTGTCAATGTGTAATGACGGTTGGCCACGCGCTAGCAAGGAAGGTTTCCGAATGGACCTCCTGCTAAGCGGTGAACTGATTACAACGCGGATTGAGGATGGCGCGAGCATCGGGGCGAATGCAGTACTTCTAGCCGGCGTCATGATTGGACGCAGCGCTATGATCGCGGCTGGCGCTGTGGTAACTCGCAATGTTCCGCCGTGGCATTTGTTTAAGCACAACGGAACGATTGTCGAGATCGACCGTCGTCAAGTCGATCGGATGCGCGTGGCTAAGTGGTAACAGTTGCATGCTGTTACTGGTCTAAGAATAAATATACCGCTCCGAATTCAACCTGTTTTGACCCGTCATGGGTTGACAAGCTTTACCGAGGATTCAAGAGAAACCTGACAAAGGATTTCAGGTTCGTTGTATTCACGGATCGTGAATATCAGTTCTGCGATGGTGTCGAGCAGCAACGGCTTGAGACTGAAGTTCCGCATTTTGGGTGCTTGATTGAACCGTTCAAGTTGAATGAACCGAGCATCATTTGTGGGCTTGACACAATCGTTCTGGACAATGTCAACCATTTAGCGAACTACTGCGAAAAGAATACAAAAATTTGCGCGCCGCGAGATCCTTACAAGCCAGAGCAGTTGATCAATCCGATTGTTCTGGTTCCTCGCGGTCATGCCAGTGTGTTTGAGCTTTGGCGCGACGAGAATGACATGGAATGGTTGCGTCGGTTTAAATGGGATGCGATGGACGATTTATGGCCGGGCCAGGTTATCAGTTGTAAGGCGGCTAAGGTGCGGGATGTTGGCGTCGGTTCGGCCAAGATCGTTTATTTTCATGGCGTGCCTAAGCCGCATCAGCTTTTAAATCTTGATTGGGTTCGGAAGCATTGGCGATAGATCGAAGTAAAGTCTGTCTCTACATCCCGCCAGGCTTGAAAAAATTTAAATTGGACCTGTTCAATCGAATAGGCCGGCACATTGAGGCAGGCGGGGGGCGCGTTGTTAAGAACGACGCGCAGTTGCTTGAGCAATTGCCAGACGAGATTATTCCGGTTGTCGGGTGTCAGCCGGAATCGACTATTCCGATCGTCGGTTGGCGTGCACGCGGACGGCAATGGATTTATTGGGATCGCGGCTATGCAAGACGAGTATTCGCGACGTGGCTGCCTCGTGGGGATGCTGGCGGGTATTATCGTTGGCACGTCGGGTCGTTCCAGTTACGGGCGGTTAGAAACCTTCCTGCCGATCGTTGGAAGGCACTTAAAACCGATGTTCAGCCTTGGTCCAGAAATGGTCGCCATATTGTCATCGCGGCACCAACAAGGACTTATGCGCGGTTCCACCGCTGCGAATCTTGGATAGCCGACACGATCGACGCGCTTGCGCGAGTAACAGATCGTCAACTCATTATTCGGGACAAGGAAAGCAAGCGGCCATTACAGCAAGACTTGGCTGGCGCGCATGCGCTTGTCACGCATGGGTCAATCGCAGCGGTCGAGAGTGTTATTCTTGGCTGTCCTGTGTTTGTGCATCCGGATAGTGCAGCGGCTTTAGTCGGTATGACTGACCTGCGATCCATCGAGAAGCCTGCCTATCCGGATCGCGAACCATGGCTTTATTCGCTCGCATACTCGCAGTTTAATGAAGCCGAACTGCTCGACGGAACTTTGTGGCGGCTGATCCAGTGAAGAGTTGCTTGATCGTCGGTTGCGCCAACAACCTTTGGAAAGATGTGGAGCAGGCGCGCAAGATAGGTGAGTTTGATGCGACCTACTGCGTCAAGCTTGCTGGTGTGTATTGGCCTGCGAAGTTTCAGGTGTGGGTTACCCTGCATCCGGAACGTATGGGCCATATGGAAGAGGAACGGCATAAGCTCGGCTATCCGAACGGATACGATATTGTTGCCCCGCTCAAGGATGAAGCACCGGCATATGCCTACGCAGTGCGATCAATGCGGCAAGTATCCTACAGATACGACAATAAGACGCGCTCGCCATCGTCTGGCGTCTATGCTGTGAAGGTCGCGCTTGAAGATGGCTTTGATCGTATCGTTCTTGCCGGTGTGCCGCTTGATGGAAGTAAGCACTTCAAGCGTAGCGAACCGTGGCGTGAGGCAGACGTATATATGCATGGTTTCAAAGACTATCAGCTGCACTTTGCCGGTAGGGTTCGTTCAATGAGCGGACGGACGCGCGAAGCACTTGGCTTTCCAACTGCAGCTTGGTTGGCAGGAGCGGAATAGATGCAGCCATATCGAACGGTCGTCGCGGACAGCGGCAGCTCGCCCACATCAAGCGGGCTGCTGACTGACCTCGATATGGTCAAGCTTGAATTGGGTCTGACTGACACCGTTGACCCTGATCGCGACGATTGGCTAGAGACGGTCATTGCCGCGGCGTCGAAGTCAATTAGCTCAGCGGCTAACCGCAAGTTCACATTGGACAGCATTACTGACTATTTCCGGGATCCCGTGTCCTGGACGAATTACGGTTCGTGGAGAGGTTTTGGTCAGTATCCCCCGCTAATCCTTTCGACCACACCAGTTGTCGCGATCAGCTCTATTACGGAAGGCGGAAGCCCGCTAGACTCATCTGCCTATGAATTCGATAGCGGCACTGGCCAAGTTTGGAGAGTGTCAGGGTCTGGACGCTGCGCGTGGGGAAGTCAGCAGACCATTGTGACTTATGACGCTGGTTATGCCGGTGGCGCTATCCCGGCAGACTTGCAGCGTGCCGCAACGCTGCTCGTGGCAAACGCCTACTCGAGTAAAGGACGCGACCGAACCCTTCGAGCTGAAAATATCCCCGGCGTGGCTGAATACACTTATTGGGTCGGCGCGGTCGGCGATACAGCATTACCGCCAGAGGTCGACGCACTTGTTCGACCCTATAAAAATCCGGCGTATGCATGAACGCAGACGAGGTCAAGGCGTCCTATCGGAGCGCACTTCAGGATAGGGTCTCTATACGAAGGTTTAGCGGGTCTGGTCTAACGCGCAATTCAAGCGATACGGAAGTAAGGGCTCGGATTGTGGCCTATCAGCCGCAAGAACTGGTCGGCGCTGTGACGCAAGGTGACCAGCGCGTGATCGTATATGCCGATGATGCGCTTGAGCTCCTACCGATCACGAAAAACGACAAGCTTGTCGTTCGCGGTAAAGAACTGGCTATCTTGGCGATTGACGGTAATACGCGCCGGGTCGGCGAAACGCTGATCGCACTCGAATTGCAAGTTCGGGGCTGATGCATTGGCCGGATTGGTCTGGATCGACCGCGGTCATTGTCGGAACCGGGCCTAGCCTGAGATTGGCGCCGCTATGGGCCATACAAGGCCGTGCGCGTGTTTTCGTCATCAAGGGCGCCTGGCGCGCGGCACCGTGGGCGGACGCGCTGTACGGCATCGACAGGCACTGGTGGCTGGCATCTCAGGGCGGAAAGAAGTTTAGGGGTCGGAAGTTTTCGCCCAGCCCGACGATCTGCCGGGTTTATCAGGATGTGACATTGATCCGGCTGAAAAGTCGGGCCGAGCTTCTTACCGGCGAAACCGGGTACGTCGGATGTGGACTTGATCAGGGGGGCGGCTATTCCGGCTTCCAAGCCGCAAATCTCGCCATCCAGTTTGGCGCCACGCGCCTAATCCTAGTTGGCTGGGATATGCACATGACCGAAGGCGCGCATTGGGCCGACGACAAAGGTGTAAGTCCGCCAGATAAGGGGCGGATGGATTCCTGGCGCGTGGCAATGGATGCCTGTGCGCCGCAATTTGAACGGCTCGGGATTGAGGTTTTGAATGCTTCGCCGAGCTCGGCCCTTAAGGCATACTCGAAGGTGGAGTTGGAAAAACTATGGCGCTAGCCTTCGTCCCAATTCGGGTGAAAACGGTAAGCCGTGACATCAATGTTTTTCTAAATGACGCTCTAGGCGTTGCGGCGCGCCAGAAGATCCTTGCCGACTTCGCAAAAGAACAGATCGACGAAACGCAAGCCAAGAATAGCCAGATCCTCGGTCACCCTGCCAAATACACCATTAGCGTCGACGGCCGGATAAATGCTCCGATCAAAAGCGTTCAGCGAACGGTTGTTGCCGAATGGTCGCTTTTGCTCGATGCCTTGACCTGGATTGCCGATCAATTGGTGACGTTTTCGCCAAAGAAAACAGCCCGCTATTCAAAGTCTCACATCTTGTTTGCGGATGGCCAGGAAGTGGATGCAGGCCAGGAAGTCCCTGAAGCACAGGAATATGTCTTCCTCAATGCACAGCCCTATGCACGTAAGATTGAGCGCGGCAGTTCAAGTCAGGCGCCGGATGGCGTCTATCAGGTCGTCGCGGTTCTCGCCGCTCGCAAGTTCGGGAATTCAGCCAAGGTGAGTTTCACTTATCGCACACCTATCGGCGGCCAGATTGTCGGCGGCCATAAAGGGAACCGCTCCGATGGCCGACAACCCGCAATCGTGGTGACCTCGCGCTAATGCCGGCCGCCTTCGTGGAATCAACCTTCCGGGCAAAGCTCGCGACGGACTGGACAGCTACGCCTGTGCTTAAGGCGAACGGCGACAACGAAACGCCAGACGCTAATGCGTGGTTGGAACTTCAATTTCCTATCGGCAACGGGTCGCAGGCTTTCCAGCGGCGTTACTTCGAAGATGGCGCCGCGCGCTTCGTTCTGAATATCAAAACAGGAACAGAACTTGCTGACGGTTTGGCGCTTGCCGATGAATTGGCGGCGCTATTCCGTACACAGAAACTTGCAAATGGACTTGAGACGTTCGCGCCATCCGGGCCGATCGTCGACAACAGTAACGACAACGGTAACTGGTTCGAACTAAGTGTGATCGTTCCTTACCGATATCAGTTTGATGGTTAGCAGCCGCAACAGGCGAAGCTAGTTATCAGCAAATCTTAGACCAGCGACGTGGTCACAAAGGCGCTTGAAGGCGCGAAAGGACCACGACTATGGCTGACGTCGTCACCGCCTCAGGCGGACATATCTATATTAGCGATCGCGCCGTCGATGCTAATACGGACACTCTCGCGGAATTCCAGGCTATGTCGGTCTGGACGGAATTGGGCCTTGTTGAAGACATGGGTCAGTTCGGGGACAAAACCTCAATCGTTACCTTTGCTGCGGTTGGCGACAGCCGAATTCGGAAAGCAAAGGGCGCGGCGGATGCTGGCCAGATGCAAGTCATCTGCGGTCATGATCCGACTGATGCTGGTCAGCTTCTCGCTGTCACGGCCGGCGATCCGTCACAGGGCGCATGGGCCGTGAAGGTGGTCGTTAACGACGGCCCGCTCGGATACAAAGACTCTATTTTCTACTTCCGCGCACTTGTGACAACCATTCTCGATATCGGGACGGTTGACCATGTCGTGCGCCGGAACGTGACCTTCGATCTCGTGTCAGCAATCATCAGCGACCCGGCGTCGAACGCCTAAGCTTGGAATGTAGTTCAAAAAACACATAATCATCTAGGGTGAAATTATGAAAATCAGTGAGCGCAAGATCGATATTCAGAAGCGTGACCATGGTGCGTGGATGGATAATCTTCCAGATGCTGGAGATCTTCGCGTCAAGGTCCGCGGCGTTGGTAACCGTGATTGGGACCGCTTGCAAAACAAACTGCTTGCAGCGGTTCCCCGCGCAAAGAAAATGAACGGGCTTGATCCCGAAGAGCGCGATCGGATTTACCCAATCCTCCTTGTCAAAACGATTTTGCTAGATTGGGAAAACCTCGAGGACGACGACGGCAACCCAATTCCTTATAGTCAAGAAAAAGCGCTTGAACTGCTTACGGACCCAACATTGAATTTAAAAGAGATCGTGCTGTATGCAGCAAACAATGTCGCTGAACAGGTTCGGGAGGATGGCGAAGCCGACGCAAAAAACTGATTGCGGCGGTGAGATGGTCTAATAAATACGGCAAAGAGCTAGAAGGCTGGCAGAAGCTTTTTGACGCGGGCCGACCACCACCGGAACCGTTCTTTCAGCAACCGGAAATATTCGCACATCTGCAAGCCTACTGGCGGGCATTCAATTGGCTGGGAACGCACCGCCAAATCGGCATGGGCGTCGGGCCGATTCCGATGCTCTTGTGCGAGCAATACTTAGTCGAAAGGCTCGGGCTAGACGGCGACGAGCTCGACTATGCGCTAGATCTAATCCGGGCCGTAGACATCGAATACGTCAGCCTAATGAACAAGGTTGATGACGAAAAGCGTCCTGGCATTCGGGTGAACCCAAAAGATGCGCAGGGCGTAAAGGACATGTTTAACCGGTTGGCCGAGAGTGGTGCGCCGGCCAAACCTAAACGCAAGGGAAAGCCAAAGAAAACAGATGGCGTCGACTGAACAATTCGTAAAACAGATAGTCATTCAGGCTTCGGCCGAAGGCGTCGATCAAACGACGCAGTCGGTTGAGGCATTGAATAAGGCTGTTGATCAGACGACGCAGACCTCGCAGGGGACTGCGCAGGTCATTGATATTCAGTCGCGTAATACGCTTACGCTTGAGCAGTCTCTTGAGCGCCTTGAGCGTCGGTTTAATACGGGCTTACGAGCGCAACAGGATTACCAGAAAGTAGCGGACCAGCTTAACAAGGTGGTTGCGCAGAATCCTGCCTTGCAGCAACGAGCCAACGACGTTTTGCAGAATGCCGCGCAATATTTCGAGCAAGGCGCGGCTGGTAGCAAAAAGCTCAACGATGCAGCGGCGCTTTCAAGTCAGCAATTGCAGGCTCTTAGTCATGCGGCCAAGTCTGCATTTGATTCCATCGCAGCGGGGCAAAATCCACTTCAGGCAGTTGCACAAGAGTTCGGTCGTTTGCAATATGCGCTCGGAGGCGAAACAGGCGGCGTTGCTGGTATATTCAGAACCCTGAGCGGACTTGTCGGTGGGACAGGTAATCTTATTGCCATTGGGTTGGGCGCAGCGGCCGCGGCTGCTACTGCACTATTTACGGTTATTACTAGCCAAGGTCCAAATGTAAACGCGCAATTAGAAGAGGCCGCGCGAGTCATTGGTTTAGTTAAGGACGCCTATCGTGATGCCAGCGATAGCGCTGGAAAGTTTTTCCAGATTAGCAAAGATGCATTGCTGCTACAGAACAGGCTTGCACAACAACAGTTGACGCAATCTCTTCCGTCCCTGGTTCCGACAAGTTTCAAAACAGGATCTCAGGCTAATCAAGATCTGGCTCAGCAAATTTCTGGCGGTGGCGAATTTGGCGTGTTGGCTCAGTCTGCATCTCAGGCAACGCCAGAAGTGCAAAAAATACAAGCAATCATGGATCAATTGGTTGCTACATTAAAGACGGAAGGCCCGGCAGCCGTAGATAGATTCGTGGATTCTCTCGGTAAGTTAGGCCTTGCTCAGGCTGATATTGCCCAGAAAGCCAACGAGGCAATTACACAAATCCAGGGAAAAGGGCAATTATTAGATGCATCTAATAAAATAAAAGATCTCACTGCATCTGAAAGATTGTTAACCGGTGCTGCTCAGGACGAAGATCGTCAGCGGCTTGGCTTAACGGTTACCACGCAAAAACACACTCAGGCGGTGGCGGATTCCGCAAACGCCTATGACTCCGCGATCCAGCGTGTCAAGGATCAGACGGCAGCGCTAGAGCTTGAGAACGCAACGCTAGGTCTCTCTACGGACGCAGTCTTAAAGCTTAGGACGGTCGACCAACTCAACCGTGCTGCCAAGTCAGCCGGTGTCGAAGCTAATCCGGCTCTCAATGAATCGCTGGCTGACTCGTTGGTCGCTGCCAAAAAGTTCAACGATACAATCCGCGAAACTAAGGACATAACCGGTCAGTTCGTAACGACCTTTGTGCAAGGTCTGTTGCAGGGCAAGTCGGTCATGGATTCGCTGCGCGCATCAGCGCAAAATCTTTCGCAGACGTTGGCCACATCAGCAGTCAATAATGCGCTCAACGGCCAATTTATCTTAGCCGGCATTGAGGGTGCGGCTGCGATCGGCGCCTCGTTGTTCGGCAATAGCGGTAATAAACAAAACACCGCCGCTCAGGCCAACGCGGCTGCGTTCGCTCAGATGAGCGATGCAATTAAGCAATTCATTGCCGCAGCTAATGGTCCGCAAGGTAGTTTCACATCGACAATTACGGATATTCAAAACAATTTCATCAAGCTAGCTAGCGCGGCTGTCTCGGCCGGCCAAGCACTCACAGTCCAGCAATTACAAGCGTCCTATGTTGCGCAAGTTAACACGGTGCTTAACAAGAGTCTGATTGACCTCAACACAACTACTGATCAGACGGCTAAGAATATCACTGATGCAAATGCCGCAGCATCCGACTTACAGAATGCGCTGATACAGTTGGGTGCTTCGGCTGCGGATGCTGCGGTGACGGTTCAGGGTAAGCTTGCAACCGCACTTGACCAGATCAAGGGAAACTTCGTCGACCAGCTTACGAGCCTGACGAACACTGCGCAAGGCAAGGGCTTTTTGAATGACATTGGCGATCTCATTAAGCAGTTTACATCCTTTAGCAAAGATGCGCAGACGCTAGGCGTAGGGCAATCCCTGGTCGATACATTCTTCGGTGCCAGTGCTCAAAAAATTATCGACGATGCGCAGTTGACCGGACAAGCCTTTAAAGATCTTGTGGCGCAGTTTCCGCAATTGCAGGGCGTCGTTCACGAGTTCACGCAAACGGTTCAGCAAGATGCAAGCGCAATTCAGCGCAGCACACAAGAGATCGCCAGCACAATTCAAGGCTATCAGGACCAGTTATTCGTCGCGCAGCAAGATCAAAGTTCACTGGCCGGCAAGCTTGCAGTCTTTGACTTACAGGCGCAACGCGATCGCCAAGCTGAGGTCGCTAAAGGGGGTCAAGCTCTTGTCGCGCTCGAAGCACTACAGGCTCAACAGCGCTACAATATCATTGCAGATTACAACGCTCAGATAATTCAGCAACAGCAGCAAGCCGCACAGGCCGCGCTACAGGCTCAACAGCAAGCCGCAGAGGAAGCACGGCGGGCCGCAGAGGCTGCTCAACAGGCTTGGCAGAATGCAGCCGATCAGATCAATGCGTTCATTGCGCATTTCAACGCAAGCTCAGCATCTAATCTTTCACCGCAGCAACAGCTTGGTTCTGCGCAGGGCACATTTGCAACACAGCTCGCTCTTGCTCAGGGTGGTAATCAAAACGCGCTATCAGGAATCACGAGCAACGCTCAAGACGTGATTGATGCTGCAAAGCGCTATTATGGTTCTAGTGCTCAAGGCTCGAATATCATTAACCAAGTCTTGTCGCAGTTGCAGCAATTGCCAAGCCAGGTCGATCCGTCGACGTTGATTGTCAATTCAATAACGGATCAGACTACCCAACTGGTGCAACCGCTTAACGATCAGTTGGTCGCAATGAATGACAACAATGCGCAATTGACTAACCTAACAGACATTACCCAACAAATGCAGCCGCAAATCCATCAGGACCTTGCGGTGATTGCCGGCTATCTCGATTCAGTTAACAACAATACCGGCTTAATTATCTTGCATATTGATTTAATGTCTAATCGCTTGGCTGAGCTTGAAGGCTTTATCGGCAACAGCGTAATCGCACAGCTTACACAGATTGAGGCAGATACGGCCGACCAAGCGCGAGCGGCGCGTCGGGTACCTTAAGCCCATGGCGTCCCGAGTTTATTTAATCACCGTGCAGGCCAACGACGGCACCAACGTGCAGACACTGCGGTTTAGTACCGATGGAGTGATGACTACCGCGGCAAGCCATTTGCCAAATACCTATTTTGAGCCGCGGGTGGTCGACGCTGGAAACTTCGAGCGGCACTTATTTTCCGAGGGGCAGATCAGGGGACAAAGTCAGGTAGGTAGCGGTGACGTAGTGCTAGCCAGTGCCAACGTCAACGGCACAACCAGCCCTGATGACACGCTCGATTATATGCTGCCGTGGTTTTTCGACGGCCGGCAAATTATCATTCAATCCCTCGCTGATCAGCAAACCGACATCAGCGACGCGGAAACCATGTTTACCGGCACGATCGAGCAGCTGATCTCGACCGATGCCTATAGTAAGCTATCGATCAAGCTGCATGATGCCTTGACAGATTTAGAGCAGCCGCTGTTGCAGAACACCTATAGCGGGACCACGACGGGCGGCGGTGGCGGCGATGTGGCTGGCAACAGCGAATTGACCGGAGTCAAAAAACAAAAAGTCTATGGCCAGGTGTTCAACGCTCCGGCGCAGGCCGCAAACCCGTTCGATTTGGTCTATCAATTCAGCGACGGCGCGATCAATGGCGTGGTTGTTTATGATGGCGGCGCGCAGCTGGTTTATGATGGTGATCAGGGTAGCTTAAGCGGCCTATTCTCGTGGACGCAGGTTGCCGGCCATTATGCGACCTACCTCGCAGGTGGCTATGTGAGGCTCGGTTCGAGCCCGGTGTTTCAGATCACTGGCGACGTTAATTTTGGCACCAACCTTTTGCCGGCAATTCTGGGATTTGAGAACGATGCGCCACATGGCGGATTTGCAACACTAGCAACTTCGTCGTCGGTAGACACAAAAACATTTGTGCTAGAGGCTAACTCAACCGGAACCCATACAGCCGGATATGTCTTAAGCAAATCCACCGTGCAAAAGACCTATCGTTTCTCCGGCAAGTTCGCGATTTATTTCACCAACACCGGGCTAAACCGCCATGTTGAAATCGTGTTCGGTGATTTTTCGACGGGCAGCAATTTTGCAGCGATTTATTATAATTTGCTGACCGGCGATTTGATTTCGGTAACGGCGGGGGTCGGTGGATTTGCAATAACCTCCTACCCGTTGTCGATGACAGATACTGGCAACATCAGCGATGATGGATTCAACCCGATCTTTTCCGTCGAGCTCGAATTTACAACGTCGGTTGCCAACAATCTTTGGGTGCAAGCCAACATTCTAAACCATGCCGGGAATTCGCCAGATGCCTCAAGCTATCTTGGCGACGGCGGCAGCGCGATTCAAGTTTCCGATTGGCAATTGTCTGAATTGGCTACATTCACCGCCGCGTCGATCGTCCAGGATATGCTTGAGGATTTCTATGGCGTCACCGGCGACGAATTGATTTTGAGTTCTCCGGATCAGTGGGTTAAAACAAATTCTACGCTAATTACTGGTACGGTTTTTCAGTTCAAAGAAGACACAAGCAGTGGTCAACATTGGATTTCTCAGACTTTTATTAAAGCAAACCGGCGAGTTGTTTATCGGTTCTCTGCTGATTTCTTAGCTAACGGCAGATTTGTTGTAATTCAATTCATCAACTTTTCTGGTTCGAGTGGGTTTCGGCTGCCTATTGATCTCACTGCCGGTGCGCTTGCCATTACTGAAGATAATTGGGGCGCTATGCAAATTAATTCTTTTGCGATAACTAGTGCAGGCAGCGGCTATTTCAATGTGACGGTAGACTTTGCGTCTGATACCGAGCCGGTGTTTTCTCTTGAATTGTTTAGCCTTGTTATTAGTCCGTTAAATACCGATTACACCGGAGATGGTGCGAGTGGGTTTTTCTACAAGAATGCAAGTATGAAAATAATCGCGCCTATTGATGAAGACACCTTTACGGCGCTCGATGTTAAGAACAGCGCGAGTTGTGGTATTTTGGTTTCGGGCGACATAACTACTATTCAGGCTGCACAACAGGTTCTAGATTCAATTGGCGGGTATCTTGTTCCAAATCAAATTGGTCTTTTTGGTGTTGGGCGATTTGAGGCACCGGCCTCTCCTAGCACATCTATTCTAACAATTGACGAGTCTATTATTGTGGGAAGTGACATTCAACGTATTGGTATTGGTGAGGGGGGCAGAGGTCTTACGACGTGGCTTCTTACTTTCAAATATGCCAAGAACTGGACAATACAGGATGCCTCACAACTCGCTGGTACAGTTGGGGCGGTACAACGCGCGGTGTTGTCGCAAGATGGCTATTCAGTCATTGTTCAAGATCAGACGATTAAAGATAAATCAATTCTAGCGCTACAAACTACATTGGATTCATGCCTAGTTGATTTTGATGACGCGACAAATGAGGCGGCACGGCTATTTGCTATCTATTCAACGAAGCGAGAAGCATACAGAGTTACGACCTGGCTTGATTATACATCCGACGCGGAGCTTGGAACAGTAGTCACGCTGCAATCTCCACGGTTTGGCTTATCAGCCGGGAAAGATTTCGTAGTAATAGGTCGCGTCGACAACTACCTCGACAATACTTTGCAGTTAGATTTGTGGGGTTAATGAGCGACGAGTTAGCGTTCCTTGTAACGCTAGCTGCAACATTCCTAGCCGTGGCCATTCTGACTTGCGCCACACGGCGGTAAAGTCGGGGCCGAAATGGCAATCATTCATGTCCCGATCTCAGATGAAATATTCGACTTCGTAACGGATGAGAGTTTCGATCCGATTTATGAGGATATCAATCAAGTGACTGCAAACCTTCAAATTATCTATAACGACCAGATAGCAAATGCGACGCTTTCTGGTGGCAGTTGGACATTGCCGTTAAGCAACCTTCAGGATCGCAGGCCTTCAAAGGTTGCGCGGTCGACTGACGCAACGACTGGATCGACAACCCTAACCGCAACATTCCCGTCAACTAGGCTTATCCAGGGTGTGGCATTGGTTGGCACTAATCTTGATGAGAACGGATTAGTTCGGGTGCAAGCCTTTGATGCAAGTTCGCCGGCAGTTTCTATTTATGATTCTGGATTAACGGACGTTTGGACGTCAACGGATGCAATTGAAGATCCAGACGGAAAGGGATTGAATTTCCCTGTTTTGTTTGGTCAAGACATTCAGGCAAAATCAATTGTCGTCAGTATTTCAAATACAGCAAATACTGATGGATATATTCAAATTGGGAAGATCCTGATCGGCGAAGTTCTTCAGACTACATTCAATATAGAAGATGGTTCTACGTTTACACGCGATGCAAATACGAAGGTTCAAAAGGCGTCTAGCGGGACGCCCTATTTCACGCGGCGCAAGAACATCCGACAAATTTCTGTCAGTTATCCGCTAGAGAGCTGGAGCGTTGCATGGGACAAAATAGACCGAATGTGCGAACTATCTGGGATTGATGTCCCCGTATTTGTGGCGATGTTCCCTGATGATAGCGCCCGTTTGAATAAACAATCCTTCATGGCGACGCTCAGCAAAATGCCAACACTTAAGATCTTGGCAATCGGTAGTGTAGCGACGGCGCTCGACCTAACCGAATACGTGGGGTAATCAAAAAATGCGGGTCAATGATTATCCCCTCGATACAAGCGACGGGGCAGAAACCTACCTTGGTCTAAATTCGTCCGGCCATGTTAAACGATTCCCTAAGCCGGCAGGCGGGTCGAGCGACGCAGGAGATTTAACCACCGGCCTTGTTGCCTTAGCCCGTGGTGGTACGCACGCGGATCTCTCGGGGACTGGTGGTGCATCTCAGGTTCTGAAACAAACCTCGGTTGGCGCCAACGTTACGGTTGGGCAATTGGCCGCGAGCGATATTTCTGGGCTTGCTGCATCAGCTACGACGGACACGACAAATGCAAGCAATATATCTTCTGGCACTCTTTCAGTTAACCGCTTCAATAGTGGCACGGGCGCGTCAACAAGTACGTTCCTTCGCGGCGACGGAACATGGGTAACTCCATCCGGGTCAGGAGGTGGAACGCCTGGCGGGGCTTCTGGCCAAATTCAATGGAACAATAGCGGAAGCTTCGACGGGTTTACGGCATCAGGAGACGCAACGATCAATACGGCGACGGGCGCCGTTGCTGTTACAAAGACCGGTGGAGTTGCTTTTGCTGCGTCGGCTACGACAGACACAACAAACGCTTCTAATATCTCTTCTGGAACTTTGGGCGGCGCGAGAACACCAGCATATACCGGTGACGTAACTAAGCCTTCTGGCTCTACGACCACAACTCTAGCCAACATCCCAAACGATGTTCCAATGGCAGGGGACATCCTTGTTACTAACAGCATAGCTCCGTCCACTCCCGCATCCACTAAAACCAGAATCTATGTGGATAGTACTAACAAAGTGCTGTCTTCAAAGAACGACGCAGGTACCGTTTCTAATACAGTCGTTCCGGATACAGGTGCCAGCAATAACTTCCTAACGGCTATTAGCGCAGCCGGTGTGATCTCAAAGGCACAACCGGCTTTCAGTAATCTTTCTGGCTCTGTATCTGCAACGCAGATGCCAGCCCTGACCGGCGACGTCACGATGACGGCTGGACAGACCGCGACTGTCCTCGCTAATATTCCGACCGGCGTCTCTATGGCGGGACAGATCGTCGCCGCTACCATTGCGGCACCTTCTAGTCCATCTGCCTCTCATGTGGCCATTTGGGCCGATAGTACCAACAACGTTTTATCGTCGAAGAATTCTTCGGGCACCGTTTCAAATACTGTTGTTCCCGACACAGGTGCTAGTAATAACTTTCTGACCGCAATTAGTGCAGCGGGAGTCATCTCTAAGGCTCAACCAGCCTTTACGAATCTATCTGGTTCCGTAGTCGCGACTCAGATGCCTGCGCTGACTGGAGACGTGACCACTTCTGCCGGTGCTGTAGCTACGACCATCGCTAACAATGCCGTCACCAACGCCAAAATGGCGACGATGGCTAACAATACGGTCAAGGGCAACGTCTCGGGCGGTACGGCAGTCCCAACCGACCTAACCGCTACTCAGCTCACTACTCTCGTAAACGCTTTCAGCTCGTCCCTATCCGGTGCAGCTCCTGCGTCTGGCGGGGGCACGTCTAACTTCTTACGTGCCGATGGCACATGGGCGGCACCTACTGTCGGAGGCAGCGTATTTTCGACGGCTGTTCGCAGCACAGATTCAAGTCTGACGAATTCAACGCTTGGAACGGATTCATCGCTGTCTATCTCATTGGCCCCCAACACAACGCATGTGGTCGAGGGGCTTCTGTATTGGACGAATACAGTTACGACGGCCGGCTTTCAATTCGGGATGCAAATAGCGACTTCGCCTTTGGTCTCGCCGCTGACTGCGTCGGTTGTCTGGACGGTCGGCGACGACAGCATTGCCCGTAACACTGGTGACATTGTCAACAGACTTAACACGACGACTGAACTGATACGCGTCCGAGGGATCGTAACGGTCGGCTCTACGGGGGCCAATCTTTCCGTTCAGTGCGCGCAGGCTGTCACTGACGGCTCACACGCCACGGCCTTAAAGGCCGGAAGCTACATCTCCACAAGACAGGTGATTTAATATGCTCAAGCGCTTTCTAATCGCTCTTGCGGTTATTGCTGGCTTCGCTGGGACCATGTCCCAGAAGGCGGAGGCCGATTTTTGCGCGGGAACGCCATGTTGGACGACGTCGGCTCGTCCTTCAGTCGGCGCGGGATATGTTGGCTATAATTCAACTTTGAAGGCTTGGGAATGGTATGACGGCACGAACTGGCAACAGACGCAGCCGCCCGCGATCTTTTGGGTTGACTCATATGGCGCGGTCGGTGACGCATCGACTGATGATACGACGGCATTTGCAAACGCCTTGACGGCTTGCAGTAATGCCGGGGGTGGCAAAGTTCAAATTTCTGCAAAACAGTATTTTATTAATAGCACTATCACCGTTCCGCCGAATTGCATGTTGATCGGCAACAATCAAGTCGGCGCCACGCGCCCTGCTTCTAGCTTCTCCAATATCAAATATCTGATCCTTTTGAATTCTGCATCTGGCGCAGTGAGCGGTAACGGTAAGACAGGCAATAGCGCAACCATTACCCTCAATACTGGCAACACAAATCGTGGAGTCGCCATCGAAGGCATTGCAATAATGCCTGCGACTATGAACAGGTCACCATCGACGTTGCGCGATTACGTCGATATGGCGAACGGTTTTGCCAACAATGGCACAGCCATCAGCGTTGCCGGAGAGTCGCGCATTCAAAAGATAGCGGCATGGGGCTTTAACAAGTGTGTCGATGTAAGTCTTAGCGGGCGGCTAACAGTCGACGGATTTTTGGGTGATTGCCTCAACGGCATCATGATAGACGGATCTCACGATACCAGTTGGATCCGAAATTCTCAAATTGCGTATTACGCAACCGTTAACGGTGCAACGAGCGCCGTGTTCTCAATCTCCGCCGTTGCAAACGCAACTGGCCTGTATCGGATAACTACCCCAACATGGACTACGGCTGGAAGGCCAGGGTCCCCCACGACAGGTCAGTCGGGTTACAATACATCTCTAAGTTTTTGTGAGACATGGAGCGGGGCGGCTTGGGTGCAGAGCGCATGCCCAGCCGTTGGGGACAATATTGTCATCTCTGGTGCCAATATCAATGTTCTAAACAAACGGTGGGTTGTTGCGGCAGTTAATAATGCATCCGGGACTTTCGATTTAACGGGTTCATCATTCGGCGGTGGTGCCACTGGTGTCGTTAGCACCACAGGAACAACAACCTACGGACTTCGAGTCGTTCCCGTCACCAGTGCCGCTAATATTGCAATTGGCCAGACCGTTAGCGGTACCGGAATTCAGGGCGGCACTACGGTTTCTGCCGTATGGCCTTCACAGAATCTCGTTTGGCTCAGTGTGCCTGCGTCGGCCAATGGTAGCGTAACTGTGACATTCACTGACCCGGCGCTGTCAGGTGGAACGCCGATCGCGACATTGAGTTCGCAGATCCGGGCCGGTGGCAAGGCCTATAGCTGTACCAGTTCGGAGGGCATTCACTATACCAATGTGGCTGCTGAAGGACCGGATACGGCATTTTACTTTGGCAGCGGTTGTGCGTGGCCAAGTTGTACGATGTGCGCGGTTGACGGCAATAGCACAATTGATCCGACATTGATTGGTGTTTGGTACGACTCAGATTCGCATTATGGCCATTGGCAAGGCTATATGACCGCGATTGGTCGTGGTATCGTTAATACTTCTACGGGGAGCAATGGCGGTGGTAATGGTGTCTATGACACTAACATGCAAATCGCTGTAGGCGGATACGGAACTGTATTTGAAAATTCAGGTTCCGCGCCGCTTATCCTAGATGGCAATGTCTCGCCAGGAAATTCCTATGCGTTTCTGGCCGATTCTGCTGGGATCATGAATCTCGGGTCAAATGATTTCACAACAGCCGTAGCTCCATTTTATCAATCGTATAGTGATCTCCAAAAGGTCACTGGAAGCGGGACAAACTTCGCGACGGCTAACGCATTTGCCACAGGCATGGGAACATTTTATCCGCTCACGCCTCAGACTATTGGTAGCTTTGTAATTAATGGCGATATGACCATTGACCAGCCGCATGAAGCGGCATCCTTTACGACCTGCGCAAGCGGTGGTGCAGTTCGATTAGTCGATCGTTGGAAGTGTAATAATACAAATAGCGGTGCCACCAATGTAGGTACATGGCAGCGGGTTGCGACGGGTACAAGCATATACCCTTACGCCTTACAGTTAACGGTCGGTGGCACTGCTGTTGCGACAAATGCCGCCAACGTAGTTCTTCTCGAAACCGCATTAGAGGGGAATCAATTTCAAACGCTCAATTGGAGCAGCAATTCTGGCACACCTGTCGTTTTGGATTTCTGCGCGAAATCAAGCGTCACCGGAACATATGGCGGCTGGCTAAGAAACACTGGTGGAACTTTCTACTATCAGTTTCAATATGTGATCTCTGCCGCAAACACGTGGACATGCTTTAGTCAGAATATTCCCGCTCCGCTCGGAGCATCAGGATTTACTTCTCCGCCTGCTAACAATGCATTCTTTATTTATGTCGGATTCGATCTTGGCAATGGGTCGAATTTCAATAATGCAACACTTGGTTGGACTGCGCCGACAAGTGGAACGCGCATTCATTTAACGTCATCTGTCAACATTACGAACACCATAGCGGCTGTGATGGCCTGGACTGGTGTGCATTTGCGCGCAGGGACAAAGCAATTCGCGGATTACCAAGCGCGTGATCAGGCGAATGAATTGAATCTTGCGCAAAGGTTCTATCAGAAGTCGTTCCCGCCTGGGACTGCGCCGGCGCAGAATGCCGGTTTGGCCGGTTCTTATTGTTTCCAGCCACAGGTCGCTCTCGCTACCGCACAGGCCTCCGTCAACATTCAGTTCAATCCGACCATGATAGCAAGCCCGACAGTTACGACATATAATCCTGCGGCAGCCGCTGCTAGCTGGCGCGACGTGACAACGACGGCGACCGTCCCAACAGCCACGATCGATCCGGCAACAACAAAATCAGCTACAGGCGTGCAAATCAGGGCCACAAACGGGACAGGTACCGCGCTAGCTGGCGAAGAATTATGTATCCAGTGGTCAGCGGACACGATTGCAAGTGAAAATTAATGGTTCAATTTCGCCACGTTCCGATCCGAGATGAATTCAATGATCCGCTACGGGATGAAACGGACGACATCATTTACGAACTCGTCGCGGTTACGATTACGCCACGACAGATCTTTGACGTCCCCCGCGATATAAGAACTATTACGGCGTTCCCGTCTCATGATCGTTGTTTAAGAATTGCAGCCGTCGCGAGGCAAGTTGCGCCGTCTACCGTTCGGGCGGTTCGTGTTGATCCAAATGGACGGTCAATAACGCCGACAAGGCCTCGTGACTTGCGGGTTGCTTTATCTCAGCGGTCGGCGGCATCGGTTGGCGATAGTAGGGTTAAGGATGTTGCCGCTAGCTCGCGTGATAGCGAGCCAGAAGATTCTCGTATATTCACAGTCGACCCGTTGGGTCGTAAAGGCGGGGCGGTCTAATGAGCTTCCTTAAAGATCCAGATGAAACGCTCGACTATGAGATCAAATGGGATAACGAGCTCGCGACCGATAGTCCGGCCGATACGATTGTTGCATCGACGTGGGTTGTTCCTAGCGGTATTACAAAAACGTCAGACGATTTCACAGATTTAAAAACGATCATTTGGCTGACCGGAGGGACGTCCGGCCAAAATTATCATCTGACGAACCGGATTACGACGCTTATTGGCCGGGTGATCGATCAGTCAGTAACAGTAAAAGTCAGGGATAAGTAAGAATGCAAGTTGTTGACTATCCCGTCGTAACAGGAGACGGGAACGAAACATATCTCGGCCTAACCTCTGACGGCCATGTCAGAAGATTCCCCAAGCCGACAGGCGGCGGTGGGAGTGGGATACCTGGTGGATCGAATACTCATATTCAGTTTAATAATTCAGGTGCATTTGATGGAGATGCTAATTTAACTTGGACACCGGGAACTGGAATTGAGGCGAAGCTAGGCGCAGCGTTTGGAAACGGCGCTACGTTTGGTCAGCTTGTCACATTCCAGAACGATCCAACATATGGGCAGACATTTAATGTGCCGGTACCATTGTTCGAGCAAGCATATTTCGATGGCGATCTAAGTGGCTATGATTTTATAGATGTTGTCGCTGGTTATGGGGCCTTCAAGCATACGGGGACGAACGCAGCGATTGCAGTAGGCGCGGACTTTGAATGTTTCATCAATACGGATTCCACCGGGCCGTTCTTCAACATAGAAGGCATATTTGGAACTGCCTTATATGGAGGGACAGGCCCAGTCGATTGGATCTATGGCGGTTTTTTCGCTGGCGGGTTTAGTCCAGTCGCTGGTAGTTCGAACGCAACTGGTGTGATTGGCTCCTATAGCATAGGCGAATCCCAGAACGTCAATCCAAATACTAGCGTTTACGGGGTATGGGCTGACGCACATTTGTCAGCTCCAGACTCTTCGGCCTCGCAATTGGTTGCGCTGTACGCGCAGCCAACGCTCGACGGTCCTTCGTGCTTTACTCCGCTGGCGATTGGTGTCAGGGTTGCGCAGCCTGTATACCTTGGTAGTCCTGCCGTACAAGCTACTGACGTTTACGGTGCATATATCGAAGACCAGACTTCGGTATGTGCAACGAATAGTTGGAACATGTATAGTTTTGGTGGCGGTTCTCAAAATACGTTTGAGGGCAAGCTCAATATTGGACTGTTGGGGTCGAACACTGGAAACATTAATCTCGTCGGAAAGACAAGTGGCGTTGTTAATCTGACGACGCAGGATGCGGCCGGTAGCTGGACTATGAAGCTTCCGGATAATGCTGGAACAAGTGGCTATGTCCTACAGACAGACGGTTCAGGCATTACAGATTGGGTTCCTTTTGGTGGACCTCCAAGCACTCCAAACAATTCTGTTCAATACAACAACGGCGGCTCGTTTGGAGGTGCTGCAAATTTCTTTATTGATACATTAACGGGTAACCCGACCGTTATTGCCGGTACAGATGCCGCTTACGAATACATGGCTTCATCAGGTGTAACTTTCAACATCGCCTTCATGAAGGACGATCCGAGTGGGGCTAACGCATTCATCGGGGGTGCAGGTAATTTCACACAAACAGGAAATAGGAATTTCGGAGAGGGAGTCGGTTCTCAGGTCAGTTTGACGACCGGTGTCGGAAATATGTCGCAGGGATACTTTTCCCTGAATCAATGCACCACCGGCCAATTTAATGTCGCCATCGGTTATGCTGCACTTCAAAACCTAACTACCGGCCAAAATAACATGGCTCTTGGCCAAGGTGCTATGGCCGCAATGATTGATGGATCATTCAATGTAGCAATTGGCGAGCTGTCTATGGTTGCTAGCCAGCATGATAATTTCAACGTCGCTGTTGGGACGGCAACATTACAAAGTTTAAACGGAGGACAGGGGAACGTCGCCCTTGGATATGGCGCAGGTTCCAACATTACTGTTGGCGTACAGAATATCTGTATCGGGTTCGGTGCTGGAAATGCTTATGTGACCGAAAGCAATAACATTGTTCTTGGTGCTGACCCGGGATTAACAGGAAAATCCAATGCAATTATTCTTTCTGATGCTGCCACTGGGCAACGGCGCACGATATTGGATAACAACGCCGGCGTTTACATTGGCGCGAGATCAGGCAAGAACGTAACTAACGGAGGCTTTAATAATTTTCTGGGGGTTGATACCGGATCAAGTGTTGTTCACGGCAGCAGTAATCTAATCCTTGGCGATAGCATTGATCCTGGATCTGATACGTCAAACGTCATCATGCTGGGTGTGAATAGCGTTAATCGATTAGATTATAATCTAACAAATTCCAGCAAATGGACGTTTGCCAACAATATCAATATCGCTCCACTAACCACAGATGGCATTCTGGTTAACGACGCCAGCGGGAATGTATCGACTGATACGTCAATAGCTGCGGCAACTGTGGCGGCTAACTTCACTGCTGATCATCGACTACAGATATCAATCGCAGGTACGACCTACTATCTCGCAGCAAGCACAACAGCGTGGTGACAATCTAAAAAGAGGAAATATCAATGTCTTCTTCACAAGACGCTATTACATTCGCTCGCACTTTTATCTCAACAATAAATACGTTTCTTGCCAATGCGCAGGCATTGAATCAGTTCAATGATCGTATGGCAAAGGATCCAGAATTGGCAGCCGCAGCCGCAGCGGCAATGAGCGCAGCAGGTCGGCCAAATCTAACCGCTCAAAACTTTACCAATGCAGGCGGTGCCATCACGCAGATTACATTCACGCTAAATTCAGGCGCACCTACGCAAATTTCTTATTTATACGCTCTTCTATAAAGAGGTGAACACATGCAATTGAATCTTGATGATAAAGAAGTATCGGCATTGTTCCAGATATTTGATAGGGCATTGCGTCAATCTGGAATGGAAGCTTTCGACGCTGTTGCTTATTTCAGGCAAAAGATAGCTACGGCACAAAATCCGTCGCAAAACGTCCGTCCGAATATTCCAAAGTAGTTCCAAAACAAAGGGCTGTAATGAGGGTCTTTATTCTCGCGATGCTATTGCTTTGCGTCCCTGCCTACGCACACGGACCGGCGCAGTGGATCCAAGATGGACGCTACAGAAACGCGGTCGGAGACCTATGCTGTGGGGAGCATGACTGCAAAGAACTGCCAGACGAGTCAGTAAAGGCAACAAGCCAAGGCTACCAAGTCCATTTATTGATTCCAAAAACACAATGGGCTGTAGCACGTTGGATAAATGAAGTAGTTCCGTATTCGGAAGCACAACCGTCGCCAGACGGTAAATTCTGGCGCTGCGAATGGGGCGGAACTCGTAAGTGTTTCTTTGCTCCACCTCCAAACTCTTGAAAGGTGACTTATGCAATCGTCCTATGACGAAGCCTTGAAGCATGTCCTAGTCCACGAGGGCGGCTATACGAACGATCCACATGATCCTGGCGGCCCGACAAATTACGGCATTACAATTTACGATGCGCGTAAGTATTGGAAGCACGATGCGACGGCCGCGGACGTAAGGGCGATGCCGCTCTCTGTGGCCAAGGACATTTACAAGTCCAAATATTGGGACGCGATGCACTGCGACGACCTCCCAGCCGGTGTCGACTATTCCGTCTTTGACTACGGCGTGAACAGCGGGATTGGACGCGCGCCCAAGGTTCTGCAACGCTGCCTTGGTGTTGCAGTTGATGGCGTGATTGGACCGGTAACGATTGCCGCAGCGAAGGCCGCTGATCCGCATAAGATAGTTATTTGCGTCAATGATGAGCGCTTAGCTTTTCTGAAAGCGCTTCGCACTTGGCCGCATTTCGGTGTGGGTTGGGGCAGACGCGTCGCGGAGGTTAAGGCAATATCTCTGCGCATGGCGAACGCACCGGTAGCGGCACAGTCGCCGGTTGCAGCCGCGCAGGGCAAAGCCCACGAGGAATCGTGAGGTGGCTAGGGATGGTACTGCTCTTTTGGACAGTACCAGCGGCGGGGCAGGGCTTAGAGATACATCTGAATGAGCGCGCACAAGGACATTTCAATTCCGGCCGCATCATTCTCCGCGACATCGAGCGCAACATTGTCCTCGGACAATACTTGTTCGTCACCGGAGGACTCGGCCGTGGAGCGGTGCCTTTCGGAACTTATGAAATCGGTCCCTTCCAGGGAACTGATTTCGATCCTCTACGCATTGGACCGCGCTGGCTTCTGACACAGCTCGGCCAGCCTGAAGAGGGGATGGCCGCGGATCCGCGATACCCGAACGCGCCACGAACCGAGCTTGAGATTCACGCACTGCGCGGTCCTTACACTTTGGGCTGCATTGGGATCGTGGGCGGCGCCGCGGTGTATGCGGAGTTCATGGCAAACCTTCGTCGTGTCTTGGCTCAATTTGGGCGAGTGATTTTCACAATCGCCGGCAATCCTGAAGGGAAAATCTATGGATCCGAAGACCGCTCTTGGTCTGGCCGCGAATACGCTGCCGTTAATGATAAGCGCGCCGTGGGGCGCACGGCTTGGAAAAATGGCGGGAAGGCTCGCCGCGAGTTGGGATCGCGTCATCAAGGACGAATCGCCGATCGCCGACTTTCTCGCCGAAGTCATTCCCATAATTCAAAAGCACTGGCCAGCCGTAGGGCCGGCCATAAACGATTTGCTTCCAATTCTAGAGGCAGAGGTTAAGGACGCGCAGTCATGAACATGAACGACTGGTTTCAAAAGTTTCTTGGGCTCATTATCACCTGCGGCTTTATGGGACTTCTGGTGTTATGGACGTTTTACCCGCCGCGAGTCGAGGCCGACATCAAAACCTTATTGGTTGGCCTTGCAGGTGTATTGGCCGGTCATGCCGGCGCCGTCGTGCAATGGTATTTCGGCTCGAGCCGCGGCTCTGCTGCAAAGGATCAGGCGGTTGGCGCGCTGATCGCCCAAAACGGGCCGCCCGTTGGAAAATCATCGCAGCTCGTGGGGTCGCTACCGGTGCACCTTGAAAACGCACCAGCGGGCAATTCTCCGCCTTGAGAAGGGTTCTCGTCGCCTTAGCGGTCTGCTTCTCGTTTAGTGCTAATGCAGACCCACGCTGGGCAACGCCACCAGCCCGCTACGTGCATCCATTTGCCGGCCGCGTCCTTGTACTCAAGAACCTGACTCCGTTCGCCGTTGGGGCTTTTTGGCCGGTCTACGGGTATTCCTTCGTATGGCCGAGCAACCCGCCCGTCTGCGTAATACAGATCTGGCGTTACGCCTACAATTCTAGCCTCTACCGCCACGAACGCGCCCACTGCAACGGTTGGCCAGCGTGGCATCCATCATCCTAGGAGAACTTAGCTATGAATTGGCTTGCTCTTATCGCTTTGGCTGAAAAATATGGGCCGGTTGTCGGCGCCCTTTGGAATCTCGCCACATCGAATGAAGATTACCTAACCAAGATTGAAGCGGCGCTTCCACAAGTCGTTAAATATGCGGTTGATATCGCAACGCAGTTTTTTCCTGGTGCGGCGCCACAAGCGCAAGTGATAGCCGGCTCTGTTCTGACTCTCAATTCTGATTTCGTTCGCTACGTGCAACGAGTCTGTAATGTGCTGGTTAGCGCCGGCCTTGATGTTGATGGCATGTACGGGCCATTAACCGGCGCCGCAGTAAAGAAATTGCAAGCCAAGATTGGCATTACCGTCGACGGCATTTATGGCAAGCTGACCGACGCGAAGGTAATCACACTCCTACCCAAAACCGTGTAATGACTACATCAATTCCTCCCGGAAGGTGCTGCAGCAACCGGGCGGCTGAATGGTTAATGACGGCCTTGATGCTAGGGATTGGAGTTCATCTGTTAATCTGGCCGGCCGCCATGGGTGCGAGCTCTTTTCGCCTCTTGTTACTAGTTATTGGAGATGTGCATGCACTAACCGCATTTTTCATCGCAGTAGGAATGTTTCGTGCTTTTGCTCTTATCGCTAACGGTAAATGGCATATTTACGGATCACGAATTCGTGCTTTCTCTGCCTTGTTATCAGGTGTTGTTTGGCTGCAGTTGGCGATCGCACTAGTATTGCTAATACCGGCGCAGGGTACTCCGCCTAGTCCGGGAATCCCGGTTTATACAGTTCTGTTTTTGGCAGAATTGTATTCGACTTACAGGGCGGCGAGCGATGGGCGGTTTGGAGGTAGATAAGTGGCCACCGCTTCTGCAAGCCGCAGCGGCAATGGGTGCTTTATTGGCAGGGTTTATTCTTTACTTAATTGGCAATCGTAAGGGCCTGCGCGGACGAGATGAAGATATTTGGGAACAAACCAAACGTGAGGCAGAAGAAGATGCTATGCGAGAACGGATAAGATTACAACAACAGCTTGATATCAATTTATTGCGCTCAGATCTGATTGAAGTTGTTGGTTCATCTCGGATAGGAATTATGACGGAGCTTCGTCTTGATATCGCCGATATACATAAAAGGCTCAATGATATTGACGAACGCTTACGCATAGCAGAACAGGCAATTGCTGTCCTACAAGCTGCACGCATCGACATTCGACCGTAAGGTCGTCCGGTGCCCCCTCATGGGGCGTGTCCCTCCCTAAACTTGCCCGGCTATGACTTCGGTCATTGCCGGGCTTTTTCTTTGAGAGGTCTGAATGACTAAGCCTGTTGCCATGTTGCTTAAAGAACGCAACAAGACTCACGGAGATTTTGAGGCAAATGCACGGATTTCTCAAAAGATCAAGCATATCATTGCAGAATGCGACGACTTGCCTGATGTGCATCGTGAAGCGCTTGACATGATTGCTTTGAAAATGTCTCGAATCTTATCTGGACATTACAATTTCAAAGATCATTGGCTTGATATTTCAGGATACGCAAATTTGGCTCTGGATGCCTGCGATGAGTGATCACGCCACGCTTGCCATATGCCTGCTTGGCGTAATCGTTTTGATAATGGCGATTGTTGTCAAGCTTGATCGGGAGCGGCGCCACGAACGTGTGCAGGATTGTGCAATAATGACTCAAGATCTTAAACGCTGTGAGGCAACGATTCGATAAGATCATTTTGCTTTTGCTGTGCGATACGGCACTCAGTCATGGGGGGGCCTATTTATCTTTTCGCGGAAACCACGCCGAGGCGCCTGACCATGCTTCATGCGCCGCATGAATTATGTCGGTAGCTTCCATCACGGAGGTAACCGGACCATAGCACGGTCCGAATTTGTCCATGACGTACCATCCGTCTGATTTGTGCTCGATACGGAGGGTTGATGGAGGCGGAGTATAAATGCTCATATAACGCGGGCCTATTCCACACTCTGCTCCGCCGCGCATTTACGAATGTCTTCCATCGCCTCGTCATTTGGCCCAAAGAACCATGGCGCTGGCTTGCCTGGACGCGAGGCTCGGTAGATCATTGCACCAGCGCGTTGGGTCCCGATTCTGTCTTCAAGCGCTTTGCCTTTTTCGCCTGCCAAGTGCACAGCCCAGCCAGCACGACAATGCGTCGTACCGCACCAGCCTTCTGGGCCGTGCCAGGATCCCATATTCAACGTCCCGCCAGCGTCGATGGCGGAAAGAATTAGCTGATCAATTTTAGGAACGACTGGAACGTCAAGAAGTTCTTGGTTGGCGCCCGCGAGGTTGGCGCGCGTGAGGTTGGCGCGCGTGAGGTTGGCGCCCGTGAGGTAGGCGTCCGTGAGGTTGGCGCGCGTGAGGTTGGCGCGCGTGAGGTTGGCGCCCGTGAGGTAGGCGTCCGCGAGGTCGGCGCCCGCGAGGTAGGCGCCCGCGAGGTCGGCGCCCGCGAGGTAGGCGTCCGTGAGGTTGGCGCGCGTGAGGTTGGCGCCCGTGAGGTAGGCGTCCGCGAGGTTGGCGCGCGCGAGGTCGGCGCCCGCGAGGTTGGCGCCCGCGAGGTTGGCACGCGCCTTGATCGCCCATTTGACGGCCAAGCCGATTTTGATCGAAAGCGGTGTATCTTCGTCGCACTCAATCTCGGCGGTGAATTGGACTTTGCCGGTCCGGAGGTTTTTGATTGCGAATTGCATGATCGGGGCCTTTAGCGTTTCATGTATTGCGCTTTAGACGCGATACGGGTTAATAGATGCTACCTTGGAAAGCTCACGAGCGATTGCCTCTTTGAGCTTGTCAGGATGCGGAACCATCCCGTAAATCTCGATGTGATCTTCAACTAGCCGACGCGCGACTAGCATTGCCTGTTCGGCGGTCATGCCTGTTCACCTTTCAGGTCATCGGGGCCTATAACTAAATCTCAGGTCGCTCGCCGCGCTTCACGGCGGCCATGTTTTTCCTGATCTCATTCGGACTCATGTCATCTGCCAACCGACAGATGTCATCGGATGTCGCCCCACAGTATTCGCACGGATCGGCCCAGGAGCGCGGTAGCGGCAATCCGGCTGCGCAAGTAGGGGGAGGCGGCTTCTGAATCATTGGGGCCTATAACTCTACGGGTTCGCACGCGTCTTCTAGCATCCTGGCACTTGTCATCAAAAGCTCGGCTTGCTTTCGGTTGAGTTCACGGATGCGCTCGCGCTTTTCTTTGTCGTAATCCTCCGCATCCGCAATTCGAAGCATGGCGGCGCTATTACGACAACAGGTGGCGATACTCTTTAACTGTTCTTGCGTCATGATACGGGCCTTTAGCGTTTCAGTTCCAGATTTGATGGGCTTGGTCTCTGGCTCGCATCCAGCCAGCACGCCAAGCATCGCGAGCATAACTCTGCCGATACGGATTGGCAGAGATCGGTAGGCCGTGCGCCCACGCTTCGGCACCCTTGCGTCGATATAGCGGGCTACGGATCATGACGGGCCTATTCCTTACGACCAGATTCGATTCCGCCGATGAATTTCCCGACTGCCCGACCGAGGCCATCCGGCCCAGCTTGGTAGCCATTATAGGCGACGTAACCAAGCCCGACCCAGAAGGCGACGATCACGCAGAACACGAAGCCGATGAAGATTGGTACGATCTTGAACAGCATGACGGGCCTATAACTTCATTGTACCGGCGATCAGGCTCGCCTGTGCCAGTGCCATCCATTTGGACTTCCACTCGTCGCGTTCACGAGTCAGCCGTTCGACCTCGGCGCGTAGTTTGGCGCACTCTTGGCATTTCTCGATGTACTTATCAAAGGCGGCGGTCATCGGGGCCTATTGCTTTCGTTTCTCTTGCACGAGTAAGCGTCCAGCTTCATAAGCTGACACTGGCCCATGGATTGGCTTGCCATCCTTCAACACATAGACGCCTTCATTCCTGACCAGTAGCGTGATCATAACGGGCCTATAACTTTGGCCGACGCTTGCCGTGGATGGCTCGCGCGGCTTCCTGCTGGATGTTCTCATAACTCATTGGGACCTTTAGCGTTTGAGTGCTTCGCGAGCTATTGCGATTGGAGTTGTCGCGGCGTCGGCTATTTTTTGTAGAGCGGCTGACTGCCGCTCGACCTCAGCGCGTAGTTTTGCCGCGCTGTCAAAGGCTGCCTCTCTATTCCCGATCTCGACTTGCAACAAGGGACACGGCTCCGGTTCCCAAGGCGACATACACGGCATGATACGGGCCTATTGCATTCTGCTTTCGAGCACTTCCTGGGAATGCTCGGTGATGGTGTAGTCACAGTCGGAAGCCTTAACGACATCCACGATATACTTGAACGCCGACTCGTCTTCCCGAACTTCCCGCATAGGGACTAGCTCGTATGTGAACCCGGCCAAGCCAAGTGGAACTGTCTTCCAGTATTTTAGAACCTTCATGATGGGCCTTTTAGCGCTTTGTGAATGGACCATATCCGGCATCAACCAACGTAAGTTCGGTCGGCGGAATATATTCATCTGATATTTTAGCCAGTTTGGTTTGCCACGCGTTGAACTCCTCTGAAACTCGGAGGTAGTCTGCAATTTCCTCATCGGAAAGCTCATGCCATCCCAAATTTTTCCAGCGACCTTCGTATGCAGTCATGAAGTAGAACCCATTATCGCTGTCTGCTCCCACCTTGGTCATGGATACGGGCCTATTCCATTTTCCATTTGAAATATTTGTACAGCTCTCGCGCTTTCCGTTTCGCTAAGTCCAAGTCCTCTTGCGTCCACCAACCCGGACGAGCCGCCTTATCAGACTTGCGCTCAAGCTCGGAGAGGGGCTGACGCAGCCTTGCCTCCCTGATCTTGTCCTCGCGCTCGGTCATACTGGCCTATCGCGTGTGAGCAATTTCTTTGAAGGCTTCCATTATCAGGAAGTGCCACCGGGCACATATGGTGGCTGTATCGTCCGGGTCCACATTGCTGATCTCAGCCTCCAGGAGTTCTGTCGTTAATTTCCGCGCTCTCTTTTCGAGGTCCATTGTGGGCTTCATTTAGTCATCCTGTGGACTAAAGAACTCTTGTTGCACTCCATGGCACGCAGCATGTTCCTTGCCTCCTGCCTGACTTCCTCGCTGGTGACGAGTCATCGGGGCCTTTTACCTTTCTATCCTTTGAGCCTTTTATGCGACTTGCTCAGGTCGGCCGGGTCGTCGGGCCCTCTGGTTCCAGTCCGCACCACTCCCCGGCACTGGCTCGGTGAACGGGCCTATTGCTTTAGGGTCTGACACAAGAACACGATAAAGCTAACCGCCAACACGATAACCACGGCGGGCATCCATGTGATCCACAACGTAACAAATACCAATTTGGGATCAAGCGTCATGCGGGCCTTTAGCGTTTTAACCTACATAGGTGAGCCGCCATGAAGCCAGGTTACCCAAGGCTTACTCTTTCCGTATAGGCAAAGAGCCCTTACCTAGCGGCTCGCCAATGCAAGCCGCCGCTAGGCGGCTAGCACTTGCATTGTAATCCGAGCGGCGAATGGGCTGCGCAGAAGGAACTCGGCATTCTCTTTCGTGGCCTTGCGGGTGCTGCAAGAGCAGATCGTCAGGTTATTCACCTGTGCGCGCCACACCTTGCCAACTTGTTCCAGCGTCAGCTTGTAGCCGTTGAACTCGTAGGTGTATCCGTTGGTGGGCTGCGTGTTCATGTCCGTCTCCCTTGTTCGATGATTGAAATCTAGCCCAAACCACCGATATTGTCAACAGGCGTATACAAGGGTTGACAAAATAATTTTAGGCCTGTATTGTCGCATCATGGACCGCCGAGCAAAAATGGTCCCATGGACGGTCTGGATTGATGCGGACCTGTACCAATGGGTGAAAGAGGTAACCCGCAAAGAGCCGGGGAAGCTATACATGACGGCCTCGGACATCGCGAACCCAGCGTTGCGCGACTACCGAAAAAAACTGGCGCGCGATCGTAGCCAACGCACTGCGGCAGACATACTTGCCGACAAGAACGAGATTATTGACGGGCTGGACCTGCGGGCCAAGAAGCGCCGCGATCCGAAGCCCAAACGATAGGAGCGCACCATGCATCCATATGCAATTCCAGGGAATCAATCTGGCGCAAACGGAATGAAATGCGGAGATCGCATCGTGTACACCATTGACGGTCGTCACGGCGTTGCAGATGAGTTTCTGCATGACGGAGATGCATTTGTTTCTTTCGATGATGGGTCTTTTGAGACCGTCAAGTGGAATCATCTTCGCATTGAAGGAAACGCTTCGTGACTGTCGGTCAGGACATTGATTACCTGTTCATCCGAGTAGCAGAGCTAGAACGCAAGGTGCGCAAGTTGGCACTCGCGGGTCACATGATGGTGGAAATTGAACAGGACAAGACGCAGCGGGAACTTCGCGAGATTAAAGTTACGAGGGGCCAACCAAAGCGGCCAATGAAACCTAAACGCTAAAGGAGCCCACCCGGTGAACGCCGAGATCAGGCCAAATGACGGCGCAAAGGTTGACGAGCATGGACGCTGCGAGGACACAGACGAAGTCGTTGGCGTCGGCTCACTGCATGTCGAGCAGATGAGCAATAACTGTTACTGGGCTCGCCTCGATATGCCGGATGGCAAGGCCATCGTCATGTGGTTCAACTCGCGGAGCCATATCAAGCTCGTGGCGGAATGGGATTAGCAATAGGGAGAGCACAATGCTTGCAAGAACACCGCTGTACGATCTGATGGTTGCTTGGCTGCAACAGCAGGATCCAAAAATAACCTACAATTGGGACAATGGTTGTGACTGTGCCTGCGCTCGGTTCGCAGACGCTACCGGGCGGCACGAGGAATGGGCTGAGTACATGCGCGGCGTCGGACAGTACGGAAATTGGGTCCAAGTCATGCTTCACAGCCCAACGAGCCGCGATCTGTCGGAATGGGATATGCTGAATAGCGCCGCCAACTGCGGTAGCCGCGACCGCAACGGCTCCCACGCGACCTATGGCCAACTGTTAGAGCGCCTGAGCTAACCTAATGGGCGACGTCCCATTGCAGCCTTAGCCACGAGAGCCGGATCTATATACGGCGCAAGCGTCCAAATCCACTCACCCACAAAATCTGGCGCCGTGAGCTTAATACGGCAGTCGCAACCAATGCACCGATATGGACCGTCGCCAGGTTCAAGCTCTACGTCAATTGAGTCAATGTCCGCGATCCTGGCGGCTTCATATAGCGACTGCTTTGTCCCACAGTTGGGACAAGGACATTTCCGAGACCGCACTACCATAATGAACTGCCGATTTCGATCAGCATAGTTCAAATAGCATTTGCCGGCATTCAGGATTTCTGAGTTTTTCATAGGCTCGTTTCCTCTCTCAGAGTCAAAATGACCCGGATTGTCCCTGAAATTGTTCTTTAAAATCAATGCTTAATAAGTCCAGGACGTAATCGCGCTGCATTGATTCTTATAAATTTTCGGACGGTTTATTTTTAATAGGTAGTCTTACTAGATTACCAGCGTTTTCCATACGTTCTTCACGGATTTCCATTGCTCGGATTGCATCGTCACTTTGAATCGCTCGTCGGCAATAAAGATTAACGATGCGTTCCGACATTCCGACAACCTGACCAATTAAGGCATTACTTAATCCGTCTCGGCGAAGTCTGATCACGGCGCTAGCTCGAAGTCCATGCAAAGACAGCATTCGAGCCTTTAGGCGCTCTAAGGAAGGGTTTTTCTGCCGCTCCCTATAGTAGGCGTCGCCTAATTGCTTTGCGCTTTCCCATGGGCTTCCTAATGGCTTATGAAGGATAGTCAGAGTATCCCGTTTCCAACCAGAAAAGATTGGTTCGAATTCGGCAATTACAGGAACCCAAATCGGAAGATTGGTTTTTTCTTGCAGGACGTCGATGCCAACCCGCCCGCGGATTGTTCTAATGTCCCCCCAACGCATTCGCACCATATCCCCCATTCTTTGACCTGTGTAAGCTCCGAGCTGGATCGCCCGACTTAATTCAGGGGTGCAATATTGAACGCCAATCTGTATTTCGTCTTCTGTCCAAGGTTCACGCGCACCTTGAGCGCCAGGGATTTCAGTTCCAAAGGTGATTGAGCGAGAGAGTCGACGCCTTACAAGCGCCCAGCGCTCAAGCATTTTAAGCCCCTTCCTGGCATTTTCCTGAATGCCGGGACGATCACTAAGTCCGTCAAGAAACGCCTGAATGAAAGCCGGGTCTATGTCTTTGCTGGGAATGGTTCCAAGAACCGCCGCGGCATAGCCGAGTGTCAACTTAACAGATTTTTGAGTACCGGTACGATAACCATTGAATTTTTCACTATCCAAATAATCGT